AGAGGTTACGGCGCTTAGCACCGTTGCACTTTTGATAAAAAATGTTTAGCCCTATGAGTTTAAATAACTGAAATTCAGTAAAATAACTTTTTGTAATTGAGAAAAATGAAAACAGATTATACATTAGAGATCAAAAATCTGCTTCGAAACAACTTCGAACCGGTAATATCTCCATTCGATTCGGATGAATACACCGAAAAGAAAACTCTTACTGATGTTTACAATCTAGTAATAAAAGTAATTCCGAAGACCTGGGTTTACGAAAGTGATCTTTATGAGATCCTGGAAGAACTCGGATTTAAAAGTTTCCTGCATACCGATCCCGCAGAATTCAGCGAGGACCAGGAGGAAATTGTCGAGGAAAAAATTTCTTTGTTCTATTTTATGAATAAAAAAACAGCCGCTGTATAAGCGGCTGTTTTAAATTTTCCTTTTATTAGTTAACCGGTAATCTCAACCAGAGAATCCTCGGAATAAATTCCTGTGGTACCGTCTTTAAATTTCAGGCGAACAATATCTTCTTTTTGTTCAACTACTATTCCGGATTGGCCTCTCTTATTATAAGGATCTGTGGTAAGAAAATGAGGTACTTGGTACGTTTTCATGTCTGTTTATTTAAGCGTTAATTACAGTCTAATATAACACAACATCCTCCGTAAGTCAAGCACTTACAGGGGTTTCTTCTAAGTATTTTTGAAGTTCTTCTTCGGAAAGTTTCTCACCGTTCTTTATGATTTCATACTCCAAAGAATTATCCATCATATACTGCAGCCACCTTTTAACTTCTACATCTGAATACTTCGGATCCAACTCTATGCCCCGGCATTGCCTCCAGTGTTTTTCACAGGCTATCAGCGTGCTTCCGCTTCCAAGGAACGCATCAAAAACAATCTGCCTTTGTTTGGAACTGTTGGTTATCAAATAACTCAGCAGCTCCACCGGTTTCATTGTTGGATGCTCCGTGCTCCTGCTTGGCCTGTCAAATTCAAGAATGGTTCGCTGCTTCCTGTCGTTAAACCAGGGGTGAGCTGCTCCCAACTTCCATCCGTACAAACAAGGCTCATGCATCCAATGGTAGTCCTGCCTTCCCATTACAATAGAATTCTTTTTCCAGATAAGGCACTGGGAAAATTTAAAGCCGGCATCTACAAAGGCACTTCTAAAATTAACACCTTCTGTATCTGCATGAAAGACATAGATTGGCGCACCTTCATTGGAAAATTCATAAGTGGGAATGTAAAAAGCCAGGAGAAAATCATAAAAGGCGCTCACTTCCATCTTGTCATTGGCTATTTTATCACGGTTCCCGGTCGATCCTCCGGAATAATCCACGTTGTAAGGTGGATCTGTAACGGTTAAATCGATCTTTTCTTCCTTCAAAAGGTTTTTAAAAACCTCCGGCAAGGTACTATCTCCGCAAATTATGCGGTGGGTAAGCTCTTTCTTTGTGCTTCGAAGCTCATAAATATCTCCTGTCTTAGTGATCTCTTCCTTCGGGGGTTCCGGATCAAAGTCTTTCTCTTCTTCATCCTTGAACTCTTCAGGAATAAGCGCATCTATAAAATCAAGATCTCCAACCATTAAACCAAGCGACTCCAAATCGATATCAGCGAAATGCTCCTCGAGTACATCCACATCCCAAAACCCGGCAGGAACGTTGGAGGTAATATTGTACTCTTTAAATTCCTCTTCAGTTAAAGTTCGGTTCGGGATCCGGACATCTATAATCTCATCGCCGCGATCCAGCAGCATCAGGATTTTCACACGCTGGTGGCCGGCCACAATTACATTGTCGGTGTTTACCGCCGGGACTTCTGCAAGGTTAAATTTCTCAAGGCTTCGCTTCAGGCGTTCCTTTTTGTCATCGGTTAAAATTCTGGGATTGAATTCATAAGGAACCAGGTCCTTAACTTTTCTCCGATCATTATGCCACTCAAGCGGTGCTAGTAGCGTAGAATCATTTAATTTGTTTAAATTTGTCATCTCTTATCACATTTTTTAATAATTAATTTTACCCAATCGAGGGAAGACACTGTCCTCCAGTTCCCGATTGGGTTTATTATTAAGTGTGGTAAGAGATATTTAGTAAGCTGGGGGACTTTTTTATAAAAGTTCCTCGATCTTCCTTAGATTGATTTCGTGAGTGTGCAGCCTTCTTTCGCTGCGACTTATTTGCTGTTCTATTTTAATAGCTTCCTGTTTATTTGATTGCTTCGTGAGATCTTCACGCCATCCTTCCAGTCTTTTTTTAATTTTTGAAATGCTGCTTCCAAGGCTTGCCTTCTTCAGAAATAAATGCTGTACCGATAATCCCGAAAAATCATCCTCGGTTTTTGTGGGAAGCAACGTTTTATAAAGCAACCAATGATCGATCTCCTTCCAGATAGTTTCCTTTTGTTCATCCAGGGCTTCAATAGCCAACTGAATTTTTAAAGCATCCTGCTCCGCTTTTGCGGGCAGATCGTTTAATGCGAACTTTAGATCCTGCATATCATAGAATAAGTCCTTCAGTACTCTGAAACGCGGCCTGAGTTCCGCAGGAAGGTCTCCAAATCGAACGCGCTGGAAATAACTCTCGCTGCTCTTCTGAATTAACTGCGTGCGTTCTGCAGCTTCCTGGACCTTCACGGTTTCAACCGGTGCCAGCTTCAGCTTCTCGATGGTGGGTTTTTTAACTTTCACCACCACCTTGTTCTTCAGCTTTCGCAGTTCGCTTATCAGTAAACCAAAATTACGGTCGCTGTATCCCTGCTGAAGCGTGGACAGGATCCTGCTCTTGCATCCGGGAGAACCGGCGTAGAGTTTTACTCCGGCATTGTAATCTTTGGTTTTAAACCAGTCTTGAATTTCATTCATAAGAAACAGCATAAAAAAAGCAGCTCCGGGAGGTCAAGAGCTGCTTTCTAACTAACTAACTAAAAACAAGGTTTATGAAGAAAATAAAAAGCCGTACATTATTCCATCGCTTGCATTTCGCTGGGGAAAATGGAGTTTGGTTTCTAAGGTGTGAGTAGGATTTTCTTTTTCATAATTAGAATTTAGCCAACCCACATCATCTGTCAGATTTATTGTTAGGTTAAGTTCAGAACTAATCGTGTTTTTAAATTCCATTGCTGGTAAAATAGCCCTATTTTCAGCAAGGCTAAATGCTGCTTCCATTTGGAAGGAATCGAAAGAAATTTCCATTACGGAAACAGATACTACATTTGCTGAATCATCCATCTGGATTAATTCAGTGGTCGAATTTTCGGCCGGGTCGGCAGTAGTTAATCCGAATCCCGTGAAGCAGATCAGTCCGATCAGCAACATTAAAAAGCCAGCTTTCGCTTTCATTAATTTTTGTTATTTTCAAGAGCTTTCAGTTTGGTTTCTGCAATCCCGGTAATAGTTTTTGAGTCACTAATGCCGGAAAGCAGTTCCAGTTCCTGCGCGCTGCTGGCATTTTGTACCAAGGAGGCGATCTCTTTTACAGTGAGCTTTTGTTTTTTTAAGAAAGCCTTGGCGCCCGACTTCAAACTTATCCAGGGGAACACCTTTCTAGGAAGTTTGTAGATGGCAAATAATCGCTCATCGCTTACTTCAACGGTGGTATCCAACCTTCCAATTTTCGGAATGTCATAACGGCCTGCGGCAACTTTAAAAACTTTACTCATAATTTATTATACTACCGGTGGGGTAAATTCTACAAGCGCGCCATCATATTGAGGGGCCATATAATTTTGTGTGTCCATGAACTTCACGGTGGTCGCTTTCACGTCTCCGGGTTTAGATCCAGAAGTTCCTGCAGCTTCGCTTAAATAAGCTGGGCTTAGTTCACTTCCTATCTGCTTCACATCGCCGTTCTTTTCTCGCACTACAAAGATCATTGGGGTGTTTTTATACTTCCTCAAGTATCCTGCAACCTTGGCGCTGGTGCCTTGTAAAGCTCCGCCAAAACTGTTCTGGAAAGAAATATTTCCTTTCTCTCCCACCTGCGCACTTTCCACCATTCCGCTGTCCGGATTCACATAAATTTTATGGAAACCACGGTCTGGCTTAAAGGTGTGTGCTGCCGTAATGGTAGCAAGGCTGGCAAGATCTGTCCCTGTGGAAAGATCTGATGGTTTTTCGATCGTAAGAAAATCTGAGACCGCTGCGGCAAATACGCCGACTTCGCTTACTCCTGCTGCTACTTCATCGGTAGGGCAAAAGTCTAAGCTTTCTAATGGGATTGCATCTGTACAGGCCATTGTTTATTTTGATTTTTGAATTAGTAACGTGCTGTTTCCGTAGATCAATTCAGAGATGATGTCTTCGTCTTCGAAGATCTCTTCCTGACTCATGGAATGCCCGTCAATATTTATTTTTTTAGGAGCGGTGGCCTTAAAACTCCACTTCCTTCCTTTCTCGTCTGTATAGACAGGAACTTCTTTTTCAGCTTTCTCAGCAGCAGCTTTTTCGGCAGCAGCTTTTTCGGCTTCAGCTTTCTCAGCAGCAGCTTTTTCGGCTTCAGCTTTTTCGGCAGCAGCTTTTTCGGCTTCAGCTTTCTCAGCAGCAGCTTTTTCGGCAGCAGCTTTCTCAGTTTCTACTTCCAAGGCTTCCAGTTCGGCTTCCTTCGCCTCAATGGCGGCTTTCAGTTTGGCATTGGTGTCCAGACCTGAGATATCAATCCCCAGGTCTGTACACTTTTGCAATAATTCAGCTTTATTCATTTTTTAGAATTTTGCTATTAGACTGCGGTGAATCCGTCTTCACCGTAATATTTCTGGTTCAAAGCTGTAGAGCCAAGACCTAGTGTCGCGTTTGAATAGTTGGAAACATATACCAACTGGTTGATAAGGAAATCATATCCTTTCCAGAATTCCATAAAGAATTTCACTTTATAGTCTTGGATCTGAATGTCTGTAATTGCCGGTTCATTGTCAAAAACATCGATCAACCTTTTGAAGTTGTTCTCTGTAGTTGCGAAGATCAAATCAGAATCCATTCCTGGTATTCCAACGATCTCTCTTTTTCCAACCCGGGTTTTCATCGCGTCATCCTGGAACTTGTTCTGGCCAAATTTGTCCTCATAGTTCATCCCGTAACGTTCCTTATTGTTTTCACTCATGAAGATCTTCTTGATCTTCCCTTTTGTTTTGGAAGGAAGGCCTCTTTCATACTTGGTGACTTCATCCACAATATTGGAATCTGTCAACGCGTTCATTGGAATTCGGTAAGGCGTGTGGTCTGTTGCAACCGCAGGATCCAACGCAAGAAGGTTGGCAAGGATCTGCTCGATTCCGTTCATGGAGAATCCAAATTCTGCCAAACGAGCAGCATCATAAACTCCTTTTACAGATAATGTGGCAAGGTTATCAAGCACCTTCGGAAGCAATTCATTCTCGATGATGTACTTTGAAACAGGCATATCTGCCGGTTTTTTGTCTTCTGCATAAAGCTCAGCCCAGTAGGAGTGAAGAATATCAGCGGGAACCAAAGCGAAATTCACTTTTTGTTGATAATTCTTCAGGGTTTTGGTCTCAATTTGTACGGCTCCAAGTTCGTTAAAACCTGCGCTTGAGAATCCCTGCACCACATTGCTTAACAAGGTGTGCCCTTGTGGGAATTGACCTTTGATTTTTGTGAGAGGCTGCGTGTGTAAATCCAGAACATTCTGCGCGCGGTTGATTGCGGCAGAGATTAATGTAGGATTGTTAGCGAGGTATGTGTTTGCCTCTTTTACAACGTCATTGATGTTGATTGTTGCCATTTTTTACTTGGTATTATAGATTGATGAAGTGAAGTCGATGTAAGCGTGTTCAGCTGCTGGAGCATCATAGGCCGCTCCGGCTGTGTGAGAAGCGCCCGGTTTCCCGTTAAGCTCCTGGATCTTCGCTGTAAGTGCAGTCTGAATTTCTTCAGAAGTTGCATTCTCAGCAATGTTTTCAACGCCGGCCTCGGTGGCAACGGCTTTTAATTGCACTAAAACACTTTCTGAAGTTGCAGTTGCAGCCTCTAAAGCGGTTTGTGCGGTGGCTTTTTCAGCAGCAAGATCAGCTTCGGCAGTTGCCTTGGCATCATTCGCGGCCTGAACATCAGCGGCCGATGCCGTTAACTGATCTTCGATCACCTGTTTTTGGTCCTCATTCAAAAAACTTCCGTCTTCCGTACTGGCCAAAGGCTCAGATAATCCAAGGACAGCTTCCAAATTAGGATAAGAATTAGGTTTGCTCATGTTGGTTTGGGTATTATTAATATTAGAATTTGATAACTCGAAAACTTTATCGACTGCATCCTGGAGCGTTCCAAGAGAATCTATGAGACCTTTTTTAAGGGCTGCGGGACCGCTATAGGTAGCTCCTTTAAAAACATCTTCAGAAACATTTGGTCTTGCTGCTTTTATATCGGCAATGAAATCATCAACCAGAGGATTCAACTCCTCTTTGATGTATGCCTTGTAATCGCCTGCCAGAGCATCGCGATATGCTTTATTTTTTTCTGTGGATTTTTCTGCGTAGATCGTGTGGATCTTCACTCCCTGCTTTTCATAATATCCAGAGAGATCCAGCATTTGAGTATACGCGCCAATGGATCCAATTGCTTCTGCTCTTTTATTGGCAACAATATGACTTGCAGCACTTCCTATATAATAACCTGCACTTGCCATTAATCCGCTTGTATAGGTAACAACCGGTTTAGGGTAAGTCTTCAGATAATCATAAAATTCAGGAGTTCCGTAAGCTTGTCCACCTCCGCTGTCGATATCTAAAACAACTCCTGCAATAGCAGCATTGTTTTTTAATCTTTCCAGGGCAGCGATCTTACTTTGCGTTCCAGATGGACCGCATTGCTGATCATATTTGTAAATGGGTGATTTTATGTTTAAAACAGCAACTACTTTTTGTTGACTCTCTTCAGGTCCATCGTTGACAGCTAATGAATTTCCGGCTGCATTAATTAAGGAAGCAACTGGGTTTTCTTTCTCTACTTTAGAGACTCCTGTTTTTCCATCCAAAAGGTTGAACAGCATTGGCAAATGACTTTCGGCATAAGCCATATCAATATACCAGGGGCGATTCAATAAAGAGTGTAGGTTGCTTATAGACATCAATTGAGATTGTGAACAATAATTCAATCACAATATTAAAAGGATGCCAAAACCTAAAAAAGGACACGCCCCAAACTTAGCAGTTTGAGGCGTTTAGATAGGTGTCCGGTTGAAAAGGTACGTTTAGGGCGTTTAGTTTTAATTTGGTTAAAAAGATACATCGATGCCTTCGAGGGCCTATAAACTTCCGGCCAAAGAAAACGCCAGTCCGCGATCTATTACAGGAAAGTCGGTTTCTTTTCCTGCAAAGTATTTCGCGGCTCCATAGGTCTCCCCGGCCATTGCAAGGTTGTATCCTTTAAGGGCGGCAGGGGTTGGTGCGTGGAGTTCATCATAAGTAAATAGCAGCGGCTGTTCACTGGTGCCGTATAAATGAGAATGCGAATGACGCACTACAAATGCCACCACCAGTTTATTATTAAAACTTTCCAGCAGCCCTTGAATTGCGGCATCCTGCGGAATAAGCGGCAGGGAAACGCTGTGGCGGTATTGTTTGTTTTCATTCACCAGGGCGGTATTGGAGGATAAGGAAAATTTCTCAGGGATAAAAGGGATCACCATCGCCTGGAATGCTGCCGGCAGAGAATTCACCACGCTCAAAACTTCCTCGTCCGGGGTTAGGTGGTTGAATTTTGGAAGTTGGGTAGCTTCAATAATTACGATTTTAAAAAAAGTATCGAAGCTGGATTCATTAAAAATGTTACAAAGGTTCTGGATCATGGTGCTTTTTTTTATGGACAATTTTCCCAAACATTTTTTTTGTCCTTTTTTTAGGGACAAAAATCCCGAGTGGGAAAATTGTCCCTTTTTTAGGGACAAAATATTTTTAGGGGAAAATTATCCGTGTGCCGGTATTAGTTTTAAATTTAGGTCAATCGCGTCCTTCCGTCGCTTAAAATCACGGTACAGCGTATCCAGTTTAATGTCATCCTCGGTAATATTATACACCATTAAAAAGGTACGTATGGAGTCTAAATACTTCGCGGCATCTATTCCTTTGTTGATCATGATATGGTAAAAAAGCTCTTCGCGAAACATCTTATCTACCTGGTCATTGAAGAGCTGGGCGTTCTCACTTGTAATATGCATCCCAAGCCTTTTAAAATGCTCTTCCTGCACCGTGACTTTAAAAACTTTGGTAAAGATTAGTTTTCCGGGCTTCACATCCGGGTTGCGGCCGTGCAGGCTTAAAGCAAGGCTGCCGAAGGAGGTATGCCTGCTGGCGGTGATATGGTCACTGCCACATCGGGTTATTAAATACTTGTAAACGTGATCTGCAACCGGGAAATGCTGAGTGATTGAATAATCTACAGGGGGAGGCATAGGCAAGGCGGATTTTGGTTTTATCAAATATATGTTAAAATCCAATGTAAAAAAAGGGACTTATACCTGTAAATGTGGGAATTATGAAAATAAGATTATAAAAAGTAGGACCCTTAAAAAATTCAAGGTTTGAAAGTTAGAAGATTAAAAAATATAAACGCAACTCTTAAAGTATTGGTTTAAGAGGTACGTTTAGCGACATGTTAGCAAACAGTTCTTTAATCATCCATAGGTTTATCTTCCGTATCTCCCGTAGCCCACTCTAAGGCAGCTTTTACACCATCTTCATAGCTCATTCCTCTAAACCCTTCACCGTTTTCTTGTGCAGAAGTAGCTCTATCAATCTCGTTGTACATTTGGTCTGTTGTTCTCATTTTTAATTTATTTAGTTATTAATATTAATTCTCATTAAACCGATTTGCTAACAGTTAGTGATTTTTAAGTTTTAGTATTTTAAGTCTATTTCTCCACCAAGCTACATTATGCACACCCACAGATTCCCAAGGCTCAAGCATAAACACCCAAGCCATAACTAAGTAAAATCTACATTCTAATTTTTTCATGTCGTATTATTTTTATTTACTAACGAAAACTATTGGTTCTGTCTCTGTGATTAAGTAGTGCTGCCAATAATCGCAGGATTTCAACCTACGCCATTGGCTATGCAAAGAGTCATAAAGTTTAGATTCCATTGCTAGTATTTTACTACCTATCTTAATTTCTTGCTTATCATTCCATAAAACTAATTCAGTTGAAGAATGAGTTCCTATTTTTGCTTGTATTCTTGGTTTGTGATACATAATTTTAATTTAATTAAACCGATTTGATAACATTATATAAAAACCATAGAAAAAACGGTTTTTATACTGGGCGTTAGCGGTAATTGTTTTTAAGGTTTAAAATTGATTCTACATCTACTCTATACCTCACAGGTTGGAAAACTTCACCAGTTTCGTATTTATCAATCCTTGCTTTTTCAGCTGCTAAATCCAATGTAGCGTCACAAGCTCTTCTCATAAGTTCATCCACTTCATTGTCAGAATATATCCGTCCTGAACCGTTATAAGTTTCCTTTAAATACTGCTCTTTAATTTTTTGTAAGTCCATAATTATATTTTTACTTATTAATTTAACCCCGCTAACATCATATAAAAGCAAGCGGAAGCTTGTTTGTAAATACGCCTGCTTTTATACCGGGCGTTAGCAAACAGTTAGTCATCTTGTACGGCTTCCATACCAACATAAATACCTTCACCTACGATTGCGTCTTTTTCGTGTCCTACGTCACTTGAAGGAGTGTTTACAGGTGACATGACACCGTGCCAAGAACTACCTCCCAACCCTTTACCTTCATTAAATTCATAACCTTCTTTTATCACGTACATATAGCAATCTCCAGTGTCATAAACTACTCTACAACCTTCAGGACATTCTTCTTCTATTAGTTTTTTAAGTTTCTTATAGAATGATTTTGGATTTTTCATATTTTATAAATTATTTAATTAAACCGATTTGCTAACACTGTATAAAAACCATAGAAAAAACGGTTTTTATACCGGGCGTTACTTCTATTCTAAATTTATTACCTGGTACAAGTCGTCTACCTTTTGGAAGGCCGGGATCTTTAAACTTGCAGCAATGGCAATTTCCAGTTTGGCACCAGGAGAAGTATTGCAGCAGGGTAATAAATACACGGCATCGCACAAACATAGCGCAGCAATACATTTCTTCATAGCTTCTTCCCAGGTCGCGTTAGGATTATTGACCAGGTTAATAGGATTGATAGCCTCAAAACCCCTCGCGATGACTTCTTCTTCGGCTCTTTTGAATTTCAATCGGACCTCCATAGAATCCAATCCGGTTACTTTCCCGGCGATGTAGATATTTTTTTTCATTGTGCCACTGTTTTAAGTTGTTTTTTTAAAGCAATTTCCAGCAGCTTTAAAACCGTATCCCGGTTTTTATTCTCTTTTTCATTTGCAATTGCCAGGCGTAAATCTTGAATTTCTGGCAATCCAAATTTTAAACTGTCCCGTATGTCTTTGATGTTTCCACGTTGGTTTATTAGAAATTTTTTCATAATTATTTAGCGTTAGTGATTGGAAATATTAATTTTGAATTGATACCGTCGCGGACTTTTATTTTACCGGCCGTGTGCAGTTCCTTGAGCAGCGGACGTACACTGGAAATCCCAATGCCAGCCTTTACCGAAAGCTGAACGATGGAGATCCCGCATTTGCCACCGGTGGCTTTGTGGTTTTCCTCTATGATCTGGAGAAGGTTGGTCATAGTTCCATTAATTCTTTAACCTTCTGAAGCTTGAAAGTGTCGGATAGGGTTTTACATTCAACAACATCATAACCCCTATCTTTTAATTCATCAATAAGATCTTGTGTATAAAAGTCATCCACATAAGTTTTGGGGCAATCCCTTTCCTTTATCATATCAAATTCCTCTCTGGCATAATCTTCTACGTCTGAAGAATTTATTTGTTCCAGGATAAACACGTCAAAATCTCCGTGGTGTTCATCACGGGAATACTCTTTTTCCCTTTCAAATCGTTGACCGTCTTTCCATTCTGTTTCAGAAATGGTAATTTTTTCAATACTCATAATCTCAATTTTAGCGTTAGTTAAAGTTTAATTCACTGTTAATAGACAAGGTTTTATCACTTGTCCTGGGCAATTCCTGAAAAAGAACATCACACAACCGCCTTAAAATTGCCTGGTCCAAATGATTGTCACAATGGTTTGAATAATGCTGCAGGGCATCAAACAAGACAAAAGCGGTGAAGGTTTCCATTTTTATGTTAACCAACTTCGCCTGGAACCGGTTGGTGATCTTCTTTAAAAGTTCGTATCTGAATGCCTGCAGCATGGAAATATGAATGTATTGCTGCGCGCTGTGCTCCTGCTCCAGTAATGCCAGAAGATCCTGATGGTATTTCTCGCAGGAATTCGCGATCACTCCTAAATCGTGCTGATTGATCTTTCCAAGGCTAATTTTTGGACTTGTGTAACTCATAATGCTGTTTTTTTGAAGTAGGCCTGTCTCTGCCCGTTAATGTAGAACTGAAGGACGTTCGCAGCTGCGCAAAACTCAGGGTGCTTTCTAATATTGGCCTCCATTTTTTCTGCAATCCTGTAAACCTCGTATTTATTGTATTTCAGGAAAGAATACCAAACGGGGTTGTATTGATCTCCATTTGCCCTGGTAAGTTTCAAATTCTCATGACCATTTTTAAGAAGGATCACCATTCTCACTTTGCTGCAGCGCGGGCAATAGGTCTTGTTATTCAGGCCGCATTTGCATTTAATTTCACTCATTTATAAATCAATTTTAGCGTTAGTTTTTACTTTTTTTGAACTTTAAACTTTTGACATTTCCTTCTTGATAAGCGTATTCAATCCGGCATTCACCTGTTTGTTACAGTTTTGTCTTACAAATTCGTAAACCCGGTCTAGGCTTATTTTCCCTTTCATCATTTGGCGAATTTTCTCGCGGGCTTTTGAAACATCGGTCTTATGCCTGGAGGAATTTGCGGCAGCAACTTTGCGTTTTTTCTTGCTGGCGATCTTCTCAAGGTCCAGACGGAAAGTTTTTAAGGCATATTCAAATGAATTATTCTCTTTAAAAGTCCGTGCAGGATCAAAATAAAGGCTCGGGAAGCTTGGGTTCCAGCCGGGATGTGCTTTTTTGTATTTTTTAACCTCCCGCAGCACCTCGATGCATTTTTTCCAGTGGTTTATTAGCGAATCTTTCTTGAAAGTTTTTCCGGTGAAACTCTGGAAGGAATCTGCAAGCCAATATTTATAAGCATTCATCCAACTTCCGGGGTGCACTTCGAGATCTTCAAAAAGACTGGCCGAAAATTTAAAAACATCCTGAATAGCCAGTTCTTTGAAGTCTTCCGGATGCATCGCTCCCGAAAAAGCTTCCCTCTGGGCGTATTCTTCAGGGATTGGACGGTAATTTTTGTGTTTCCCGGCGGAAAGATCCTGCGCCAGTTGGGTTTTATCATCCAAGGTGTCCATCAAAACCGCGCTCAGTTCGTTTTTTTCGGCTAAATAGTCGATTCCTTTTTTAATAAAATCGGCTGGCCGCCGGGCCCCGGTGAATTTTTTCTTTTTTTCTTTTTCCGGTCTGTTAGGAGCAATGGAATTTTTTCCATCTTGCCTTTTGGGTGTTTTAGTAGTTTCTTTGGTACAACTGGATGGCGATTTGCTTTCGGGCAAATCTCCTTCTTCCCTTATCTTAAACTTATTGATAGTGTTTCTACTAGATACATTACTATGCGGAACTTTGTTCGTTTGTGATGGTGTAAGTAACTGATTATCAGTAACCGTCTTTTTTGAAGATCCGTTGTCGGTGATGTCTAAAACCTGCGGGTTAAAGGCTATTTTAATGGGCCTGTTGGGTCCGTGATATGAGTATCCGGTTAACACCCCGGCCTCTTCCAAACGTTCCCTGTGTGCCCTTACAGACTCCACGGTAACGGGGAGAACTTTCACCCCGTTCCGCTCGGACTCGATGATCTTGTTGGGGTAGATCTCCATTTTTGGCAATTCTGAAGCTACGGAAACTCCCAGTGTTAAGCGGAATTCCTTTCTTCGGTACAGTTGTGCATTGTATTGATAAAGTAGGGCTATAAAGTATTTTTCTGTTTCAGGCTTCACGGGTTGCTTCAGGTTTTTCTTCCGAAGCTGAAATCCGTTCTTTGTATTGTATTCCTCCACCGCCTCGTTGTATTCTTCCGGCGTGTGGTCCTTCATCATATTCTTCCAGATCTGTTCTTTTACCTTCTGCTCTACAGAAATAACCGCAGTCTTCCTGAAACGGATCACCTGTTTATTGTATTTCCGAATGGGCGCTTGGTCTATCCACAACTGCATGTTGTATTTGTAGATAAACTGGTTGTATTTGGCAATGCTGGCGGCAATGTTGGCCGTGGTGAGAATGGGGTGAACAAAAGCGTTCTCATTTACCGTGTCCTCTTTTTTATAAAAGAAATTGTTCGCTTTGGCCGTGGTGGCCATAAAGTTTTGCGCGAGATTTCCAATACTGCGGGGGGAGGTTATATTCATTCGTTACTTTTTAAAATTATCGGTAGGTTTCCCATCCCGAAGTTTCAGGTTTTCAAAAAAAATATTTTAAACCAGTCCGGTAATAGACACCTAGCCTAATTAGGGCAGACTGGTTTAAGGCAGCTTTCAACTTGCCTTTGGGTGTGGCGCGGGCAGGATTCGAACCTGCGTCCTCCGGGTTATGAGCCCAGCGAGCTACCAACTGCTCTACCGCACTGTTTTCCCGTCTTTCCGGGATGTCAACATTTCCGACCTTCTGGCATTTTTTGCCGCGATATCCTTAGCCGTTTTGGGGAGCGCCCC